GCACTACGCGTACCGTGAGGTCGCGAAGATCGAGAACACGGGACCCGAGCAGGCGAAGGCGGCCTCTGAGTATAAGGAGCCGGTGAGATTATGCCTGGGTGGGTCCAAGAGTGAGGACGACCAGCGCCAGCAGTGGGCACTTGCGGGGTTTCCGGTAACCGAGCCGTTCATATCGGATGTCGAGGCGGGGATCGACCGAGTAACGGGTCTGTTCAAACAGCGACGGCTGTTCGTGTTCGATACGCTGACGGGTCTGCGCTCCGAGTTGGGGACCTACTCGCGGGAGCTTGACGACGCGGGCGAGGTGTTGCAGAAGATTGCGGATAAGGATCGGTCGCATAGGTTAGACGCGCTGAGGTATATCGGATCGGGCATCCAGTTGGCGCACGTGCCTCCAAAGCCAAAGGATGAGGTGGACCCGGTAGGCCGGACGGTCAAGGCGATACGGGCGCGGCACAAGCAGTTCGAGCATAAGGAGAGTCCTGATGTGTATACGTGGTAAGGGGGGGACACAAATGAAGGTGGCTTTGAAGATTCTGGGGATAATGATTGCCGTGGCGGTGCTACTGGCCATCGTGGTGGCCCTGGTCGCCGCTGGCGGTCGATTCGTTCCTGACCGCAATGGCACGCCGGTTCGTGTCGGCAACGAGGTCCGTCACGCGGTCGAGTTGAGGTATGGGATTGTGGATGTGCTTGGCGACAACTCGGTGGTGGTGGAGTATGGTATCGGGTCGGACCGGCGGCGCGAGACGTGGCGGACTAATGATTTCGTGCTGTGGGATAATCGGCGGATGTATGGTGAGCAATGATCGACCACATCATAACCTGTCTTGCGATAGCCGCCTACCTGGTAGAGCGGCTTTTTTCTTGGCTGCGGGAGCGGGCCTGGCGGGAGGAACGCCGGGAACTGTGCTCCCGAATTCAATCTGGGAGCTTGAGAGAGTATGAGCTATCAAGGTTGGCCGAGCGCGCGGCGAGCGGTGGCGGAAGAACGACTTCAAAGGGCCGAAAGTCACTTCCGCAAGCAGAAGAGGATACGAGCGCGGCAGCAGTCGCTTTTGCAGCAGTCGAGGCGCAGGATGCGGCGAGAGGATTGGGGATAGACTGACGTGAGACTGATACCCTTCTCAGACCCAATAACGGGCGACCAGCGCGAGAAGGTCGCGCGTCTGGAGACGCTTTTCAAGGATGTGGATACCACGCGCCGAAAGTTTGAGCCCGACTGGTTGAACAACATTCTCTTCCTGTCCGGCAACCAGTGGGAGGCGTTTACGGAGGACGTGCGCACGTATAACCGCACCATTCAGCTACATGCGCCCTCGACCAAGGTCAAGGTAACGGCGAATCAGGTCTATTCGTTGGTACGGCAGGCGGTATCGTCTCTGCGGGACAATCTGGCTCAGCAGATAGCGGTTGCAGCGACTACCGAGCAGGAGGACATCGACGCGGCGGAGATCGCGACGAAGTTCCTGGCCTATCGATACGATACGTTGCAGGATGATGAGGCGTTACTCCGGTTCCACGAGATATTATGGTGCATGTGTGTAGGTCGCGTCGTACGGTTCACTTACTGGGATCCTGACGCGGACTCGATTGGCCCGACGCGGCCTATTGACGGCGGCGGGGAGGAAGTCACGGAGACGCTCAACCCGTGGCAGTATTACCCATGCCCTTATGCGGACAGTTCCAAGGCGATGCCGTGGGTGATCTTGACGGATGTGCGCAGTGTTGAGGAGGTCAACGACATCTACGGTGGAGATGTGGAGGCAGAGGAGGTTGCGCAGGCGTCGGCGAGTCTCGACAGGCTCTTGGTCAACGTGATCGAGCAACGAGACAGCAGCGCCCTGACCAGGATGAGCGGGGGTGGCGTGCCGAAGCGTAAGGACGCCTGTATTCTGAAGCGGCTGTATGCAGCGCCGAACTCCTCGAATCCGAAGGGGCGGCTGTTTGTGTGGGCGAACGATAAACTGCTTCAGGAGGGGGAACTACCGGAGGGTGAGCTCACTTTTGTGCCTATCGACTGGTTCCCGGTTCCGGGCCGGGCGTATCCACTGCCATTCTTGACTCCGCTCAGGCCGTTGCAGAAAGAAGTCAACATTGCTCTGAGCCAGTTGATCGAATTGAAAAACCGGCAATTGCGAGGCGATCTCCTGATTCACGGAAACGTGACACCGACTGAAGATTATCAGCCGGTGAACACGCTGACTGATAACGAGACGGGGGCAAAGT